CAACCAGCCAGCACCGTCATACACGCGCATCTCTTGAGCGGTCGTGTCGTAGTATAAGGCTCCCGTCACCAGCGCGTCACCGTCATTGTCAACCGACGGAGCCGACGCTTTCTGGCCCAAGTACCTGTCATCAAAGGAGTCCAACGATGAGGCGGCAGCCGCAGCAGAGTTCGCAGCACTTACCGAACTGGCAGCAGCGTTCGTCTCGCTAGTCGCAGCGTTCGTGGCAGACGTAGCGGCATTAGTCTCAGACGTTGCGCTCGCCGTCTCGCTCGCCAATGCCGCAGCCGCAGACGCAGCCGATGAAACCACGTTCGCGTTCGTCGTGACAACATCAGCCGCCGTCGAAGCGGCATCAGCATTTGTTGAGACGACATCAGCAGCCGTAGCCGTTTCAGAAGCGGAGGCGTTGCCTTCACTCACGAGAGCAGCGGCGGCAGATGCCGCAGCCGCAGTCGCACTCGTAGCAGCGTTAGTGGCCTGCGTAGTCGCCTGAGCCAACTGGCTAGACATGCCCGTCTCAGCCCAGTTCTTCGTCACCGCATCCTGCGCCAACGTCGGGTCAGCAAGATCCGTGATCTTGTTCGACCCAGCAGCCAAGTCACCACCAAGAGTGGTGGAAGTTAGAGTCTTGTTAGTCAGCGTTTGGGTAGTGTTTGTGCCAACAACGCTCGACGACGCTCCGATGTCGTGAACATTAGATCCGGCAGCCTGATGGCTGCGCTGGTCTGTGAAGTCGAGCGCAGATACACCGTGCTCAACAGAAGTGCCAGCCGTATGGCTTCGTGCAGACGTTCCATCGACACCTCGCGTGACCGTAAACTGAGAGCCAACTAACGCAGTCACCGTCAGGATCTCTTCGTTCGCCGAGTCCTTCGCCAAGATCAAGGTGAACGGATAACTGGACGGGAAACCGCTCGATGAAGCAACCTGAATAGCAACGTCGGTTGAGGAGATAGACAGCGAAAGTGTCGTGGTTACTGCTGTGGAAGAGTAATACCGAGCGGGAGTTCCCATACTTTCTTACCTCGCGTACTGAATGATTGATAGATAATTTTTCTGTTGCTTCGCCTTCTCTTCAGCCAGACGAACACCGAACAACTGGTACAAGTAGCGAGCAACGGAGGAGGACTGCCCCACCTCGAAGGGAGCATCCATAACGTCTGCCGAAGGCGACACCGCCGTCACCTTGCCGGGGTCAATCGTGCTCACCAAACGCCACATAGCACCAAGACGGATAACGTCTTCCGCTGATTGCGGAAGACCGCTTGTGGACGCAAAGTTGTCCGAGTCGTTCACCAGGGGAGACGGGTACTTCGTGTATTGCACACGAACATCTCGACCAGCCATAGGAGCCTCAAGCAAGACAATGGCTGACCTGACGGTGTTGGGGTCACCGTCAACCCTGAAGTTCCTGTCCACTCGATACCGCTTTAGAAGGTGCCAAACATCCGTCGGCCCAACCGCGTCGAATGAGACCCCAGTAATTTCCTCAAAGTCCGTCGGCAGGGGATAGGCGTAAGTAATGCCGTCGAAGGTGAAGGTGTGACTGCCGATTGCAACGAGGTCAATGCCCTGGATCGTGTCGTTGAGTGCCCGTTTTACCTGACTTCGGGGGAATGTCGGATTATTCCGAATAATGGCATTTACAGAGTGAGCAGCAGCGGTGCTTCCACGGAAGCCCCGACCACCGGGCATGATCTCGACCGTGCCAGCGGTCTTGTTGACGGACTTGACGTAAATAAGTTCGTTGTCAATCTCTACGATGCCTCGACTAAGAGCGGTCGCGTCATCAACCGTGAAGGTCAAGTCAGTATCCGAAACCGACTGCAACAGAACCGTGAGGGATTCCTGGTTGCGAACATACGAAGAGATCTCTGCAAGAGTTTCTTCTGTAATTTCAAGGAAAGTGCTCATGCCTTGACCGCCCGACCGACTTCCTCAGAGGCGCGAACAGCAAGGGTAATATCTTTCATCTTCGTAGACCTCGGCTGAATGCCCTGCTTACGGGCAGACCTGTAAGCATCCAACTCCCGGTCATTCGCCCGGTTCTTGTTCTGAGCGTCCATCGAGACCCATTGCAAAGTAGATGCCTTACAGCCGAAGCAACCCTCGACAAACTCGGGGTGTGTGATGTGCTTATGTAGTGACATAACTTCCGTAACCGCCTGCCGTCAGTTCGTCGGCTTCTGCTTGAGTGATTTCGTGGATCATGCCTCCCTGATAAGAGGCTTGACACGTTTTAATAAATTCAGGGGTGGGGCAAACAAGTTGTTGCCAAGTCCCTTCGGCTGTCTTAACAACCCAATATCCCTCGACAACTTCAGCCCACCACAAAGGGTTCGGTAACCCGTACTTAATGTGACGATGGGGAGTCGTAAAAGTTGGCATGTCTTCCTTGTCATGGCAGAGGGGCCGACCCGAAGGCCGACCCCTCCACACAACGGCTAGGCAGCGATGCTGCTCTTGACCTTGATGCTGTAACGCGCTTCGTTGCGGAACGTGTTCCAGCCGAGGAAGGCTTTCCAGCCCACCGTGCGGAAACGACGCAACTTGTCAACGTCCGGCGCTACAATCGTCTTCGGTTCGTACTGAACCGCTTCGACAAGCGCCTGCTTGCCGATAATCAAGGTGTCGTAGATCTTGTTCGCGCCAGAACCCGACTGGGATTCTGCACGCGGAGTCTCTACCCACTTGACTCCCTCATACACTCCAACTTCGCCGTCCCAGATCGCTCCGGTTCCGGTGTCGTTGTAGATGTGAGGCGCACGCCATTGGTCATTACCCTGGGTGTTTGCTTCGCTCCGAAGATCGAAAGAAACATCTGGGTGCATGAAGCCCATGAAGTAGGAACCTTCGCGGGGCTGGACGTTAGCGCCGCGCAACTTGCTGACCGCCTTCCGAATGGAAGCCGAGGTGATGGTTCCAGGCGTGCCGCCAGACAGGTTCTCACCAGGCAGAGCCGGGGTACTTGAAGCCCCGGCAGAGTTGGTGAATGCTGTCTGAGCACCAACCATGACTGCCCACACCAGAGCGTCAAGGCTGTCGCGTTGATTAAACGCGAGTATGTCGGCCACGGCTGGGTCCACCTTGGAGATAGCCTCCAAAGACAACCGCTCCGTGGTCGTTACGGCATTACCATATTCATTGACGGTAACAGCAACCTTGTTGGTGTTCTCCATCGCAGTAGAGGTAATGTCCTGAGTCTCGTTGAGAGCCGCAGTAACCCGCGCAATGTCGTTATGCAGTTGGAAAACGACAGTAGAACCCGGCGATGTAACATCAACCGGCTTCTTATCGGCGAATTTACGGAACATGGGTTCCGAGCGAAGGGCCATCTCAACGAATTTGTCGTAGGCGGTGACAACCAAGTGCCCCATCGTGGTGGTACTGGTCGAGTCAGCGGTATGAGTGTGACTCGTGGTACCGATTGGGTTGTTAGCCATCTTCGCCTCCTTTCACTTTTTCGTTGGGACCGATTACTGACCGCGTAGAATGGCTTGCAACTCTTCGGGACTTTGCGCTGAATTAATCAAGTCCTCGACAGATGTGCCAACGGTGGGGTCAATCCCACCGTCCGTTAACCGAGCCATATCTTCTGCGGCACGAACGACTGCCGGATCAATTAAGGATTGCTCCTCTTCATAATCCTGTCCTTCGTCATCGACAGCCTCAATGCCGAATATCTCAGCGTTATCGTCAAGCCAGTCGTAGAGGTCATCCATATCCTCAACCTCATCCGGCACATACTGTGCAAGTGCTGGACTTACGCCAGACTCTTCGAGTGCTGCTGCTAGGTCGTTGAACCTAACCTCCGCGTACAACTCATCGAGTTGATCGTCACGCTCATCGAGCGTTGAAGACAGATCCTTGATCTGCTTGCGAAGGTGCTTAATCAGATCAGAGCCGGACATCGACTCTTCATCGTATTCATTCTCGTATTGGGCCATCGGTACACCCTTTCTGTGTATGCCCTTCTTCGGGTTGCACTACCCACATCGCGTCAAGGGGGTTACCGCGAATGGCTGTAGCGACTATCGGACTACTACTCACGCAGGGGCCGACCGATCCTGCTATGGGTGGACATGTCCCGAATCGAACGGGAGTTAAGGAAGTTGTAGAGCGATGCTTTACGTTTTCCTTCTAACCTGTCATGCCCCGACGTATTAAACGTCTGTTCTCTTGGACAAGGAACCTCGCCCGAGAGCACTTTCCTTCTTGAACTGTGCTCGCTCTTTACTGGCGAACTTACGACGACGCTTGCCTATGGCAGCGCCACCAGTTAACGAAGCAGCCTCACGAGCGATACCCTGATAATTCATCGTGTCATCGCCGTACAACTTGCCAAGGCGAGTGACATCGCCTTCCATCGCAACTGCCGTAGAGAATGCCTGCTCAGCCTTATCAGCCTTGCCAGCATCAACAAACTCTTCAGCGAATCCCCTGGATATATCTTTCCCGCCAAGCCGCTCGCTTGCAGCGCCCACCTCGGCTGTCTCGTACTGCCGCTGCAATTCTCTGTACGAGTTCAGTCCATACGGATTGTTGGTTTGCCTCTGATTCAAAATCGGGGTCGCCCTTGCCGGGTCCAACAAGTACGAAACCATCTCGCCCGTCGTCAATCCATAGTATGTAGATAACTGCTCCTTCAAGAAGTCATCTGCCTCGTTGAGCGCCGCGTATGCCGTGTCAACTCGATTGCGGAACTCAGCAACGCTGATGCTGTTGCCGATCAGATTTGTGAAATCATCAGGTGAGTCGTAGAAGCCACCAGGCATATCAGCGGATTGCAGGATTTCCCGGTACTGGCGTTCCTGCTCGATGTACTGAGCGGGTGTCAACATGCGGTCGCCTGGGCGACCTTGACCATTAGCCAACCGTTGACGAATAATCTCATTGCCCTTGAAGCGTTGCTTGTAAGCGTCAGAGGTGTAGATCTCGTTCAAGATCTGTGCCTCGGACGGGTCAAGGAAGTTAGCGTACAAACTCTTGATGCTGGCGTTAATACTGTCGATGAGACCTTGACCAAGGCCAAGGTTCTGGAACATCAGGTTGACTGCATCACCGGCAGACTGAGAACGCTCACGGTAAATCTCGCGCTCTGTCCCATTTGACAGGCGCTCCATCGTGACTAGGTAGCCGCCAAGGATTCTCTTCTGGTAAGTGCCTGTGACCGTGGGCGCTGGCGGTGGGTCGTCGTTCTGCCGTGGCGGTGGCTGGGGTATCGCCTCCTGAACACTCTGGTAATACCCCGATGAGTTCGCCGCAAGGAATGAGTCAAGTTCATTTCGCCCCTGCGGAGTGCTCGTCTGGCGATCCAGATCGGCTTGCAGTTGTTGAAGGGCGGCTAGGTCAATTCTGTTGATATCAACCATGCGCTACCCCAAGAACCCGAAGTCTTTGAGAATCCGCGATGCGATGTCGGTCTTCTCCTTAATAGCCGTAGAGGTGTAGTCAAACCGCTCATCCTTACGCGCCATCATTCGAGCGTCATAAAGATTAAGAGGCTGCCATTCACCGTCTTCTCCCATTGAGTTCACGACTCTCTGCATGAGCGGGTCATTGAAGTCAAGATCAGGAAGTTCCAACTCTTGAGCCATCACCTTTTGGTAGGGATTGATAGCGGTAACAACGTCGTACCCGTTATCAATCTGCTTAGCGAGACCTGGGTACAAGCCCTTAGCCATGTCCTTAAGTTCCTGATCCAGAGCATCCCTCTTGATGTCACCATCGAGGTAACGATTGAGGGTCGTTCTAAACCAAGAAGTAAAAGCGGTGTTCGACATAGAGGTGTCAATGCCATAGTTCCGAGCAAGTTGATACAACTCATCTGACTTAACACCCGCCTCACCGTCGAAATCGAAGACCTCAATGCCACCGACCATCTGGGTGTTATCG